AGCAGTACCAGAATAAGATCTGATATCGCCTTCTGACCAAGCAGCACCCCACTTGATCGCTACTCCAAGCTCTTCAGCGGCCTGTTTGAAAGCATCACAAATATCGTCATATACATTAATTTCCCACACAACATCTGACCCATCATAAGCTACCACATCCACCGCATGTGAATAACCAGAGTCTTGAATAAGATGTTTAGACTTCATAGTCTGTGAGCGACCACTTGCTACAAGTCTCTCCTGTTCTTCAAGCGTTCTAACTCCATAAGTGACACCAAAATCAACTTTAGTGAGCTCTATGGCTCGCTCAACGACTGCAACCATATCTGGATGCACTCCTTCTAGTTTTGCCTTCGATCTATTTGATAAATTAAATCCCATTTATAATCCTTTCTAATGTAAAATATTATCTTCTTCGTCTACTTCATATTCATGTTTTGAAAAATCTATTTCTTCAATTGGAATTCCACCATATGTGATAGTTTGATCATATTCATCCCATCTAACATTAAGGGTTTCTGGTGTTATATGCTGAAATGATGTATCCATATTAAACTCTGGAATTTCTTTTCCATCATTTATACTTACAACCTTTGCAGTTCTGTCTATTCCCATCATTCTCTCACCAATCTCAATATTATTCTGTCTTTTGAGTTCTTCTAGAGCACTCTTCAATGAATCTGCTAATTCTAATTCCAAATCGTCTGGTAATGATCCTAATTCGGTGCTTGTAAACAAATCATTTCTTTTATTTTTTACAGATAAAGTACCTCTCTGAATCCAATCATATCCAGACGCAATAAGAAAATCTTCGATCTTAGCTAGTACTTCTGGTAATGCAAATTCAGAAGAATCAAACTTATAATCAATCTTTTGACTCTCACTTCCATTTTCTGTTTCTATATAACTAAATTTATAGAAAGATTTCCATTCTGGCAATTCAACCATATCATTCTCCTTATAAAAAATCGTCAATACTTATTTCTGATTTATACCTTCTTATATTTGCAGTATTGTGTTTAACATCTTTACTATGTATAAAAGGCATTGTATCAGTGATAGTATATTCTGTTTCGCCTGGTTTTTTTATCTTCCATTGTAGATCACTATCTTTAGGATAATTATTATCCCAACTACAAGTCGAGTATCTATTCATATACTTTCTATCTTTTTTAGTCAATGGATAGATATATCTAAACTGCTTTCCCCAAACTCTAGAAAACCCTAGCTGACCCATTTTTTCATCATTTGGTCGTGGGCCATATTTTGTATCAAATCTACCCATCTCTTTTTTCATTTGTCTTTGGATGGTTCTAAAGTGTACTTTCTCTCCTGTTTCTGAAACATAAACATCAGACCAAATAAAACCGCCATGCAAGAAGTTAGCAGATTGATAAACATAGCCAGGCTTGCCCACAATTCCATCTGCCCAAGTGTATAAAAATTTGATATCTGGAGTATTCTGTTTCATCCATTTAACTGTTTGCGATAACATCTGACTTTCAGAATTTCTTGGCATTGTCTCGTCCATACACATCTTGCCAATTTCAAAGTAATCTTTTGTTGTCAAGTCTGGAAACATTTTCTTTATTGTTCCCATTGGATTTGTGCCCCACCCCAATGTTAGTACACCCATCAATTCTTCTTTGACAAAAAACCCAAGATAATGTTTAGTCAATCTAGGCATAACAGCAGAATAGTGCCTCTCTGCGACAAACAAAGAGGCTTTATTCTTATGCAAAGGTTTTATGTCAAATTCAACCATCAAGCATCTTTCATGGAGTAAGCTCTTTGTTTCTTTGGATCTCCCCAAAGTTCTCTAGCATTTACTCTAATAAATTTTTTGTTTGTTTCATTTGGATTTGGATTTGCCATAGTGATAACAACATTCTTGCCCTCTTTCCAGGCATCCCTCTGACGAATCAAACGACCGATTGTATTCTTTGGCATTGGTGTGCGGTTGTGCTTAGCAACACTTCTACGTTCGCCCTTAGAAGTATATTTATCTCTTAGTTTTTTCTTTCCCATTATTCTGGATCTCCGTATTTAATAAGTCTTTCAAATCGAAAGGATCTCCATCCTTCCTTTTCCACGTCCCATACTGAAAAAAGATTTTCATCTTTATTTCTTTTTTCGGAAATGCGCCCTTCTGCTTCAGTAGGGTTATCAGGCCACGGCACTATATTTGGATTTGTTGTACACATCATCTCCCGAATCGTTCCGTCTGCTTTTTCGAACACCACCTTTTGTACTTTTTCGCTTAGCAGAAGTTTTAGTTTTGCTGGTTCTATTTCTAGATGCCACGGATTTTTTTGTGCTTCCATTTTTTTCACTCTCTAATCTAACTTTTAATTTGTTATAAAAATTCCAATGTTTCGATACATCATTATATCTTGCATCATATAATATGCTCCAATCTTTTGCAGCACTACAGTAGTAGATCATATGTTTACCATGTTTTGTTTCTTTAGTTATACCATATTTTGCCCCGCCTGGCAAGACTATTTCTTCTTCTATTTTAGAAAGATCAAATTTTGGTTTTGGTGGGGGTGGTGGATATTTTTTTATAGGCCTGGATGATTTAGTTGGTATGGGCCTATTAGAATATACAGTTGTATTTTGTGGAACCACAAAATTCTTTTCTGCTTCCAACTGCGCTTCTTTTTCACGGGCAGCTGCCATTTCCGCCTTGGTTCGGCGTTTGCGTTTCTTTTTTGGTTTTTCTTCTAAGACATCAAAAATGTCTCTAAACTTTGGCATAATAATCTCCAAGATTGATTGGTGCCTCCACCCAGACTCGAACTGGGACGACCTAAGGTCGAGAGATTTTAAGTCTCTTGTGTCTACCTATTTCACCACAGAGGCGGTGGTGCCGCTCGAGGGACTCGAACCCCCGACCCACTGATTACAAATCAGTTGCTCTACCAGCTGAGCTAGAGCGGCTTATTTCAATACCATATCTATTTTAACCAACACTACACTTCCGTTGATGTTTACTGCTGCAAATGTATCAGCATCTTGAATACCTAAAGATTTGAAATCTTTAGATGACGATAAACGAATGTTTCCATCATCATCAGTACTCCAAGTATCTTTTACATTTGTGCTTGAACCATAACGAGTCATTTTCACTTCTCCACATTATAAAAAGTATATCTACATGTTATTTCTTCATCTGGCAAAATATCTCTTGTAGCCACAATAAAGAATCTACTATCCCTTTGAACCTTTAAGATATTAGGTTCTTCGGAATGATTATAGAAAGCACCTAAAGGTGTTCTCTGTAACTGATCGCCCCAATAAAAATGAGACAATCCTATTTCGGTTCCTTCCTTAATAGGTTCAACTGCAAAGAGTCCTAATCCATTGATTTCAGATTTTTTAATAGTAACGCTATCAGGTAAAGGTTTATACATTTTTGCCTCTTTCTGGCTCCGGCGGTAGGGATCGAACCTACGACCAATTGATTAACAGTCAACTGCTCTACCGCTGAGCTACGCCGGAATAATTTCTGTTTGGTCGGAGATGTAGGATTCGAACCTACGACCCCTTGGTCCCAAACCAAGTGCGCTACCAGACTGCGCTAATCTCCGTTTATAAGTTGTGGGTAGGATTACCGATTACCTACATCTACTCGCACTGAGCGCTCGGGCTAACTCGCTTTCAAACTACACTGCATCCGCTAAGACAGGGTGCTACCCTCTTTGTGTATACCTTAGTGGCACGCTTACCACTTATTCAGTCACCACAATCCATAGGCCGTCGCCATGGATTTTTATTTGGAGCGGGTAAGGAGAATCGAACTCCTATCTTCAGCTTGGAAGGCTGTAACATTACCACTATGCTATACCCGCTTAAACTTCTATATCTAAGATTGCTCCTTGTTCAATTTGTTCTTTATTGAAATAAGTCCTAAGTCTTAGATCTTCTAAACTATCATCAATTCTATCTTTTTGTTCAACCCATCTTCGTAAAACATCTATATTTACATCAGTCCTTGTAGATGGTTCTACTACACGTTTTGAATCTTTACCCGCTGGGGGTCTAACATTTTCACTATTAGGATAATGTGGAGCTTGTGGAGTTCCATACATTGTCGCCTGCATCACTTGATAAACATCAAATGGCATTCCTGTCGATGGTGTTACACCCATTTCATTATCCTTTCTAAATTAACGACTACTAGGTGTTCCTTTCTGGTGCGCGGTTTGAGGGGATTCAGGTCGCTTCAATAAAATCAGAACCATTTCTGCCTTACTGGTTTCTACCTCTTCCTAGTAGTCTCCCCTATTTATCTGGCCCGCTCGGAAGGACTCGAACCCTCAACCTACTGATTAGAAGTCAGTTGATCTATCCAGTTGATCTACGAGCGGATATTTTCTTTATATCAAATAACTCCGATTCTGTCAAGAAGTTTTCTTTGAAAGAATATTAATCACTTGAGCTTTTTTATGTTCTCTTCCCATAATGTAAGCTCGCTCAAAAATATATGCCTCTTTTGGACTATCTTCTATAAAGAAAACACCACCTAAAATAACATCTCCTTTTACGGTATCTATCTGCACATCATATAATTTGTCTGCGTAATAATCTATGCTCATTTGTTACTCATAAAAGAAAGAGTTGAAAGATACATGTGCTCATATTCATTCCAAACTTCATCAAATTGATTTTCTAATAATGATTTTTCTTTATCAGAAGCATGGCTCAAAAATTCTTTCTGAGCATCATCATAATCAAGTCCTTTAGAATAAAGTTTTCCAACTCTAATAGAAATTTCTTTATCTGCCATTTAATGTATCCTCTTCTAATCTTGATATAATATTATGAAGCCTTAAAAAAGACATATCAATACTTATATCAGGTTTTTTAGTTTCATGATACATTTTTAAAAAAACATCACGAATTTCTTTTAACTGTGTTATTTCTTCACGTTCCATTCGCGACCTTCCTCTATCGCATCTTGAGCAGCATGTAGATAGTCACTATCTTCATCTGTTAAATGTGCAATATAGATACTGACCCTATCAATTATAGCAGAGACCCTATCGGGGTCTTCCAAGTGTGCGTTGTTCTCCATGCACCATTGCAATTCGTCCATTAGCGGGACGACCATGCGCTGTATTTTATTTACCATATCCTAAATCCATCCTTCCTGATTGGACATATTTGGTGTTCCAACCAGACCATTGACGATGGATTTCACGCGCCTGCTCTTGTGTCAAGCCCTCATATCGAAAAGTTTCATTTGAACCATCAGCAAGTTCATACTGAACATACCACATATATCACTCCTTATTGTTTAAGCCGTACAAACGTAAGGCTTGTTCCATTTTCCAACATTGATGTCCAAATAGTATGCAGTATCAAAGTAATCAATCATTGCATCACTGTTATCATACCATTTGGGACCACCGTTTGTAAACGCACCTTTCATTGCCGCAACCAAATCTTCAAAGAAAGAAGAAGCTTCTCCATATTGATCGGAATGGTAGGGATTTGCCTGAAAGTATCCGTTACATTCATAGTAAGGCATATTCCGCCGTTCAGCAATCTCTTGATTTTTTGCATTTGCAATTCCAATCAAGTCAAGAACACCTTCTTTAATATTCACAACCAAAGAAGAATGGTTGTTAACACCAATCGTGCCTTTCATACCGTACTGTTTTAGTACATTTTTAATTGCAGGGGCAAGAGCTTTTTTCATGTCTTGTGAAACATATGCCATAACGTAAGAATCTCCTATGTTTTTTTACCTTACACTACTAATATAAGTCATTTGAGCAAAGAAGTCAAGGGCTAATGAAGAATTTTTTACATATTTCATCAATTTTTCTTTCCTGTAAATCCCATTTATAAAGAAAATGTTCAAGTTTTTGGTAACAATATGCATCTTCCTCTATATCAAAGAGTTCATAATCATCTTCTTCGGTTTGATATAAAAAAGTTAGTGCCTCTTTCCAAGTAATATTTCTAGATTGCATACAATCTCTCAATTCATGCTTGAATCTAGACAGCTGTTCGCTATAATATTCATCAAAATTTGGTTCAGAAGGATTTTCGTCCTCTTCCCAAAGTCCAGTTTCCATTAATTCTACAACATAATTTCCCATTTTACTCATTATTTTCTCCAAATTTTTCAGCTAATTCATCTTCCATTGAAAATGCTTCGATTTCCCAAGGACGCTCATGATATTCTAGATCGCCCATCAAAGTTTTACGATGCCATTTGTGTGTTTTGAAAGTAATTTGACGTAGTTCATTCTTTGCATATTGTTTTACATGAACTAATTCATGACAAAGAGTCTTGATAAAAGTTTCTCTATCCAAAGAACTATCAATTCTGACTGTATATTCGCGATCATCTTCATCCATACAATCGCCAAGGACGCCTTCTTTCTCAGAAAGCTTCGAAATGAGCTGAATTTCCAGCATCACACCTTGTGTTCTAGGGAAAATTTGAGATTTTACGAACTCAGCAACTTGATATGCGAGTTTTCTTTTGCGAGAGCCGGAACCAGAGACATATAAATTGTCGAAGTGAACCATTTTTTTACCTCTATCATCAAATACAATATGATTCTGTCACATTTGAGGGGATTTGTCAAGGGCTTTTATTAAATTTCTTCTGAAATTTCTACTCTCATTCCTTTATTTTTTGCCATTTTTTCATAAAGACTATCAATTTTTGACCTATCATGGTCGAGAGCCTCTTCAACTGAAGTTAATATATCCTGTAGTCCTTGTACATATCCAGTTTTATGGGCAGATTTCATACTAAAGTATAGTGCGACACAAAGATAAATGCCGAACCCGATTACAACTGACATAGAAATCATTTTTTTTCCTCTTTGATTGTAATTTTAGAACTAATATCAAAATAATTGTCTATTGTCTCAATCATTTCTTTGACTTCATGCGATCCATTCCAAGAATGTTCATAAATTTCTAGAAAATTTTTGAGTTCAAGTCCAATGTTTGTAAGAGCTTGTTCTGAAAGATGCAATTTATACTCAGCATCATACATTCTTTCTTTCAAATATGTTTCGAAGTCAGTTAAAGTTGCCGTTCCATCAAGTGCCTCATTTAAATTTACAAGATTTTCTGACATTTGTGTAGATTTTTCATCAAAAAAATCAAAATTCATTTGCGTCATTACTGTCACCTTCAGTTTCATTAAAATATTTATGTGTATGCATTTTCTAAACACCACGTCATACGAGCATCCCAACCTTTTTTCCACTCAGAATATTCAAAAGAATCTTCTTTATATGGATTATCTTTCCAAAGAAGGCCAGAAGCATGTGCATCTACGCCTTCTTGAAAAAAATTATTCGACCCACACATGATGAAATCTCTCTGGAAGGTTTTCACAAGTGAAAACTTCATCAGTGTAATTCAGAACTCGAACACATTCGCCACTTGAATATGAAAAATGCACGTCAGGCATTTCCAACATGTTCAAAAACGAATTCACAATCATTGCTCCGCCCAGGCCAAACGCAGCCGAGTAAAATATTATTCGAAACATTACCACTCCTTACGATCTTTTTCGTTATCCCAGCCATAACGATAAGCCTCAATCTCACCAACAGTCATGTTATCTTTTTCAACACGCTCACCTTTGTATGTGCCTAGTGGCCAGTAGTGGGGGTCAAAAGAACGGTGATAATAACGATCGGCAGAACCTCTGTCTTGAGGGCTGCCATGTAAAGGAATGCCATCAGTTACAATGATATCAAAATCAGGATATATGGTCATGAGAATTCTACCCCCACTTCAAACATGTCAACAGCAGATACAAAATCAAATTCCCCATTGGGAAGTTCGACAGTGAATTGAATGTCTGGATTTCCACCAAAACAAACACGACGATCAACAACAGTGTTGCCGGAGATTTGTGTAGCAGTCCACACAGAATCCATAAAAGTTTTTAAGTTAGAGTTCATAATTTAGCTCCCTGTTACCAAGTTCCAAACGCCATTACCTTGCGCTTCTAAATCTTCAATAAAGATGTGATGATCTCTATTACCATCACTATCCACTGAATTGCGTATGACAGTTTCACATGTCTGCCAGAGATCTCCCCACGTTTTACCATTACAAACAGCAGAGGAATCATATCCCCAAACATCACATTTGTTCTGAATCGTCATGGGAGTTTGAAAGGGATGGTTCTCTCCCATTTTGATATTTTCACCATAGATAGACCAACGTGTCTCAAATCCACAACCACTTCCATATGTATCGAAGTAGTTCATTTCATCTATGAATTCTTTAGCAGTCTGTGTCATTACGAATCACCTTTCATTACTTATACTACTAATATATGCGATTCGAACTCAAAAGTCAAGGGCCTGTGGCTAAAATTTGGGGGATGTGTTCGGTTTATGCCGCGCTCTCTTCTTCCTCTTCTTCAATTGGAAAGCACACAGTCACAAAATCAAACTCATCAAATGTAATGTTGTGTTTATGCGTGGGGCAAGTCTCCAACCACTCAAAAAATTCCTCTCTTGTCATTACGAATCACCTTTCATTACTTACACTACTAATATAAGTCATTTGAGCAAAGAAGTCAAGGGCCTGTGGCTAAAATTTGCTCAAATATTTAGCAATCTGGCCAACAAACGGCAACAACATGATAGCCATTAGAAGGTTCGCTCCTGTATGTGCCATCGCAATTCGTAGTGTGTCTCCCTTCGGCATGCCATCAGAAACAAAAATTCCCGCAAGCCAGATGGTTCCTGTTGTTCCGATGTTCGCTCCTAGAACTGCTCCAATCGCTGCCGGAAGCGGCAAGGCACCAGACGCAACCAACGCAATGATGGCGGTTGTACTCAAGCTTGACGATTGCCACAACAAAGTCATGATGATTCCACCAAAGAACATATACAGTGGATTTCCCAAGAAAAACGAAAGATGCTCCATGTTTCCCATGGCCTTCATGCCCCCAGAGAATGTTTTTAATCCGATATAGAATATTACCAGACCTACTAGTGCCGTGACGGCAGGGTTTCCTAAATCCATTTTCTTTACCTTTTTCCAAAGTTTCTTATTTTGATTCTGATTTTCCATAGAGTATTTCCTTCTAATACCTCACAATATAATTTATGTTAGAATTCCTTGGATTTGACCCGCTGCTTTTGACCGCTAAAAATAAATATGTTTCAGTATGGGAAAGATATATCTTCAAGGAGACAGCATTCCAGATCAACAAAGGTGGTGGTATGTCATTCACCACGGCCACTTTGTTCGCAAAGTCGATCTGCAAAATGTTTCCAACTTTCCTACTCTAGAAAATTCCGAATACATCTACATTCAAGCAGGCTAAAAAAAGCCCTTGACTTTCTCTATGAATCTGTTAGATTATAAGAGTAATAAGAGAAAGGTGATTCGAAATGATTAAGAACGACTCAGACATTCTTCGTACAACTCTTCTTACTCTCTCCCCCAGAGAAGAGCGTGTCATTCGAATGCGCTACGGACTGAACGGTGTCGGGCAGCACACTCTCGGCGAAATCGGATGCATTATGAACTTGTCTGTTGAGCGCATTCGTCAAATCCAAGCCAAAGCCGAACGGAAACTGAAACATCCTTCGCGTTCTGCGGATCTTCGCTCGATTTTAGTTGACATTGCTGCGTAAGTCTGATACATTATGAAAGTAAGAGTTGTAAAAAACACTTGGACATGGCCGACTCCCAAAAAAGGTTGGTATGGTTGGGTTGTTGTGGATGAAAACATCGAACCAATCATGATGCCTAATTGTCCTTTCAAAACAAAGAAAAATGCCATAGAGGCAATCAAAAATGGAAGGTTTGAGAGTTGGGGAGTTACTGAAATAACCCATAAACCGATACCATCTTGGTATTATGAGTCATTTTAGGGGTTGACAGATTCCTTTTTGTGTGGTATAGTTAGACATAATAAGAGAGAGGTGATTCGAAATGACATATGAAGTAAGAACTACGATCACCACTTTGTGTCCTGTGATGGGAACTTTGGCAATGCCTGCTCTTGTTGTTGAGACTTTGGCAGAAGCGGAAGCATGGTTCGAATGCAGACTCGCACAAAGGCATCTTCACAGAGTTGTTCACACACTCTTCGGTGAAAGAGGTGAAGTTTTGAGAGTTGTCTTTTGCTAATTTTGCTCTTGACAGCTCTCTACAAATATCATAACATAGTAGAGTGACAAAGAAAGGTGATTCGAAATGTCTACTGAAGTTGAAAATTTTCGTAACTCAATCCTTGGATACATTGATGCTTGTCGTCAAAATATCTTAGAGTATCGCGCAATGGGAGATTCCCGTGCTGTAGAAGCCGCGGAAGGAATGATTGCCGATTTTGAAATGTGTCTACAACAACTAGAAGGAACACAGTGATGCTAAAAGACCTCTTGATAGAAGTCTCTTCTGAAATTTTCTCAATCGTCCTTATCATAGGACTGATCTCTATGTATCTCTACTAAACACTTTCTTCTAACTTAGCAGAACCACTATGGCCGCATGTAGGACAATACATGTGGCCTCTTTCTATATCATAATGCTCATTCATAGTAGCATAAGTAAAATATCCCTTACAGACCTTACAAGTCAAATGATAGATGATTTCTTTTTGTGCTTGAAAAGACATAACTCTCTCCCATTCTTCTTCAAACCCCACTTCCCATATAGACATATCCTCTCCCGCGAAATCATACCAGACTCTTTTGAAATATCCATTCGCAGATGCCATGATGGTTTCGTGTGGAGAATTCAAATGACCCTTGACGAGCCAGAACAAACGATATGCCTCTTTGACTTCCATGTGAATATGTAGGATCTTACCAAAAAGGGTTTTGGGTTTTTAGCCAGCAAAAAAAATTTTTTTCGGAAAAACTTTTAGAAACACTGAAAGATTCTGGGGGGCTGGTGCTATACACTTCCGCCTCATTCCAGATGGGAACCCACAAATTTAAAGATACACGCTGAGGTTTAGGGGGGTATCTAATTCAAGTCACGAAAGCTAAACTGAGCTAAAGCTGTACGAAAGCTTTGCCGGGACCCTACTTCAGAAACTCTCAGAAACTCTCTAAAAGATGCTCATATGGGCACTCTTTGTAACTTTTCTATTCATTTCTAGCAGATGAGATTCACAGAATTATAAATAATTGCTCATAAGCTTTTAGCTTGAAGTCACCCCCAGATACGCAAAAACCCTCTAGAGATTCTAGAGGGTTTTTTGATAGAAACTTTCTTCTAAGGTCAGTCTTTAGGAACTCTCAAATGTTTTCCAATTGTGGCCTCATCGTATTGTCCTTTTACTGCCCAGTTTCTAAATGCTGAACACTCTGCATAACTCTCTGCACAAGAGTCTCTTAATGGGCATTCATCACAGGGACATGCCATATCTTTTTCAAAGTAATCTCTGATGATTGAAGCATTTAAATTCTCAAAGAATTTCAATCTAGCTTCTTCTGGAGAGACTCCATGTAAGGCATTTAATTCAGCAATTTCTGCTAATGATTCGATACTCATTTAATCTCCTAATCATTATTGGCTAGCATAGCCATAGTAACATTATAATCGGCCACTGTCAAGAGCTTTTTAAAACTTTTTTCAAAAAAAAAGAGCAGCCAAAGAAGGACTGCTCTAAGTTACCCATATAGAAAGGAGACAGGGAAAAGAAGAAAAACTTTTTTCCTCATACGCCCAGCTAGTATCTCCAATCTCTCCGCACGGACTTATTGACGTTGCCGCTCTAGTTTGATTGAAACTAACATCTCTGGGTTTCACGTCACCGATATTTCACGGGCGAATATATTCACCAGAGATCGTGCTTTCAGGTGGCCTGCCCTCCGCACGGACATATGAGGAAAAGAGTCTAAAATCTTTTCTTCTTACATATATTAATATAAGTGATTCGCAATGAAATGTCAAGGGCAATTCGGCATTTTTTTTAAAATATTTTGGCAGAAATTCTCAGCGGCATCTCTCAGGCGGCTCAGAAAAAAGGCTGGGGGATTTACTCAACAGTCTCAAATATTCGCTAAACCCCCAAAAGCTAGAATCTGCAGCGGATTCCTGAAAATCATATCCCTAAGAATCCCAATTTTCCCCATCTTTTCCCATCAATCTCCATCATTCAATCTCCATTTTTCCCAATTCTCGCCATCATTCTCATGGGTATCCGGCGGCTCGGAATTCTTCTTCAAGACTTCTTCGAAATTATTCCAAAGTCTCTGAAATTTCCACTCATAGATCTGATTCAATCCTATCATAGCATTGGCAATCTGATCTTCAGTTGGTTCTGGATTTCCATCATACATTTCCTTCCAGACCAAGTCAATATCATCACAGACTTTCCAACAGTCTAAGATGTTCTGTTCAAGCTCAAGTATCGGATGTTTCTTCTTGTCGTATCCTTGCATAATATTTTTCTTTTTCTGATTCATTCAAATGTTCTCTTTCATTATTCATTATACTCGCTAAGACTTCCTTACATACAGTCAAAGATCGTGAGATTATGAGCACCTTTCCATTGGCGTCATATGCAATATATTTACCTTTTCTTTTCTTCATAAATCCTGTCATACAGTTATATATAATTTACTCCAAAAAAGGCAAAATTCTTCCTCATTGTGAAACCCTTTCTCGTATCATTTGAAACTCCTTAGAAAGAGAGAAAATGGGCTCCGGTCTAGCCGCGGTCAGCAGCGGAAATATGATAAGAAACTATGCGAGGATTATTCCAGACTTTAGATGCTTCTAGAGCTTCTTCATATGTATCATAGAGTACTGGATTGTCCTTTGATTCTTGCCATTGTGATCCTTCACAGACATACATCCATTCGTCATTATCGAACTCGATCATGATTGCGTATGGAGGCTTGTTGGAAGATGAAGTTTGTTTGTTGGCTTCCCAAGGTTGTGGGCCAGACTTATGTAAAATAGTTGTCATTTGTCAATCTCCATTTTTCATAACCTTTCCATATCTCCCAAAAGAACCAGCCGAGAATTGTTGCGCCTGGACTTCCTGTGAGAAATAGAAGTAGAACACTAAAATAAAGCAAGTGAGAAAATATGAGTATCATCATACAATCTAGAAGCGAGAAATTATGCATCATCTAAAACTATCATGCGGCGGCCCAAGTTTTGCTCTATGCAGTTTTCGGTGTAGACTTTTACCGCACCATCGTCAAACATCACAGTGATCAGAGTTTCGTCATCGGCATCAGTGGAAATCGAAGTGATCTCTCCTGTTGCAACATAGTCTGAATAGCGACGAATGAATGACTGGCCAATTTCAAGAGGTAGGTTCATAAGAATTTCCTTTTTCTTTCTACATTATCAGTATAGATGATTCGTTCTTTCGTGTCAAGAACTATTTTAGCGGTTTTTCACCTAATCGAAGAAAAGCGTGAACAACAGAAGTTGTTGGCTCAAAGAATGAAAGAAATTTCTTATGAGAGGGTTCTGTGAATTTGAAAAATTCTTGATCTAGCCATACAACAACAATGATGACTAGCAGAACTTTATCGACAATGCTTATTTTTTTCTCTTGTGACATACCCTATATATTATGATGGAGATTTGTAAGATGAATGTAGCACGAATTAGAATGTACACAAAAGAGAATTGTGGATACTGTAAAGCAACGGCAGCACTCTGTAAAGATCGTGGTATTGAGATTGATGAATATGATATTCAATCCACCAGAGTGAAAGCAATGCTTGTCAATGATTATGAAAAAGAGTTTTCAACAGGAGCTCGTCCTAAGACTGTGCCTCAAATCTGGGCAGAAGTAAATGGAGAGTGGGAATATGTCGGTGGCTATGAGCAATTTGTTGCAAAATTAGTTCCCGAAAGATTTTAGAAAACGATACAGGTTCACATAGTAGAGAAATGTCTGTGGATAGTGAGTGGGGTTAGGTAGATTTGGAAACATTTCTATCATTTCACGAATTTCATCATCTGTCATTTTATTTTCTTCCTGTCCACCATGATTCTATCAATTCCGTGATAAGAATTATGACACAAACAGCCAAAACAAGCAATCCAATGAGCATCCAATCAGGCATCTATATCTTCCTCTGGTAATTGTATCACCTTTTCTTCAGTGAGCATCTTTTCTTTGATATCATATATCGTATCTGTCTTTATCATGTTGATAATTGTGTTGGTAAGATTTACTTCTTGGCGCAAATATCCAATTTTACGCTGAAGTTCTTCCAATTCTTTCAAATAATATTCTAATTCTTTTTCTTTTCTCAATTTTTGTTCGATAAAATCTGTGATGAGTATGAGCTTTGTCTCATTTGTCATTTTCTTCTTTCTCGCGTTCTTTTATCCATGTCTTTAGGACTTCAATCTTTTTCACGTACATATAATATCCTGCCAACCATTCATTTTCACCACTGAGAGCCCACTGATATGCACATTGATCTGCATTATTCGTCAAGTTTTCTATAATACCCTGATATTTTTTACGAAACTCTAGTGGGTCTTTCATTATCGCCTCATTTTTGCAATTTCTTTAGCATCTTCTTTCTTGTCTGCAAAAATAGGCACCATATTTGACTTGTGCATTGTGGCAACTCCTATCAATTGACGTTCACCACTATATATGTTTCTCTCTTTCCTTGATCCATTACTACAAATGACATCAGAAGTTGGAACAATGTTTGTGTTTATACACTTGTAGCTCGGCAGGTCAGCACGATATTCTGTCTTACTTTTACCCACGCCCATGCGTTTTAAGAACTTTTCGTGATCAGCTTCTGCTTGTAGAAGTGATTTTGACTTCTTTTTAGATTTTCTTTTCTTGGTATTTGTTGTGGTCATATATGGCCCAACTAAATGCATACTCATATTCGCTCCTCTGCATCATAAAAATTAGATCTTGCCTTTATACTACCACAATTATCGCAAATTGTCAAGATATATCTGACTCTCCATCCATTGGGAGTATAAACTGCCCCTTCCGTTTGTATTATATCAACATCATCACAACATCCGCTTAAATGATTCTTGTTTTTCATATCCGACTTCTCTTCTATAGTACTTTTCTGCAATGTTTTTATAATCATCCATTGCTCTGTGTATGATTTGCCATTTTATCCATGCTTCTAGACAATGGCCGTCGCCTTCAAACGCAAATAATTTATCAATGATCCAACATAAATTCCATTTTCCCTGTCTTTGTCTCTCATATTGTTGTGCTGATAGAGTTTGATTATTTCTACCGCCAAAGAGACTGTTTAGAAAAATAGAAAATGCTATTGTAACTCTGCCAAGATATCTTATCATAGGATTGCCTCATATGCCCATGTTGGTTGTTTTTGGGCCTCTCTCTTATGTCTACCGTGAGCAACCCCATCTGCTCCAAAACTTGCAGCCCAACTTTCTGGTTTTAGTTTTGGTTCAATTCCTGTCATACCTAAAACATAGCCTGCTGCTTCATTTGCAACACAATTACTACCATGTTTTGGGTCTGTGTTAATATCCAGATGTACTTCAATATCAAATTCATCTATATAAGGTATAACTTGTTGATATAGCTCGCACACCTTTCGCACTTCATTCAACAATCTGATTTTCGGTCTGGATTTCTTTACATCATAGTCTGGTTCGTAAGATATATTTGAAAAAATCCTACATCCATGCTTTCCGTCCATATGAACAATAAGAACGGTGGCATATCTGCCCATTTTTTTACCTCTTTTATCTAAAAATCTAATCGAGTCACATCCAAGGTATATTTTTGTATTTGTTGTAAGCTTTGATAGTAATTCTATCAATTCTTCTAAATCGGGATTTGTAAGCATTCTTGTGTCCATTTTGGGTTTGGATGAAATGTAGTTTCACTAGTAGTATCATTATAATCAAATAAATACCAGCAACTATTATCTTTACCAGTGTGCTTACTGTCCTCTATCCACTTAACACGCCCAATAGATACCACTTTTTTACAAAGAGGTAGATATTGGACTGCCTGTTTTGTGTGAATCCAGTCAGCATCAAACAGTAGCCAAGTGGGTGCTTGTTTAGAAAAGTGTAGTATTAATGGATGTAACAACCACCGAGACCAAGGTGGATTTGTGATGATATAGTCTATATTGAGTGGAAATTTTACTTCAAAGGCATCTTTCTTTCCTACCCAATCACATTGTGGGTCTATATCTGTGTGGCCCATAGATATTCCTGGCGACAATTTGTGTAGATGGTTTACAAGTCTACCATCACCAGCACAAGGCTCGTAAAACTTAAATATGTGTTTTGGAAGGAATTCCACTAGAGGCTGGACTGCTTCTATTGGAGTTGGGTAAAAGTCATTTTTTCTGTGTTCAAATTTACTTCTTTTACCCATAATATCACCTTATTCACTATGTCTTGCGATGGCTCGCCGAATTTTCTCTGCATCCGACATTTGTTTGGGTTCCATCATCCGTTTTTGCATGTCTCTTACTTTTTGAGTATGCATTATTTCTTCTTTACTTTTTCCTCGAAATTCTGGAGAGTATTGAGGGAAGTCTAAATAAAACTTTCTAATAGATTGTCTAATAGAACGAACTTTTGACTCCAGCTCGTCTATAAATTCATCCATTTCGTCCATTATTTTTCCCCATGCCACTCTTTCATAGCATAGTCACTTACTTTTGTTACAAATTCTGTATTTGAAGTGTCTTGATAATCTCCATTTGGAAAATATGACCTTTTTACCTTAGTTGAATACATGCGTCCTTGCGATATATAAGTTCTTTCGAATACCTCAGACACAACCTTATCAAACTTCTGGCATTCTACTGCATATTTTAGTGGGCCATCTTCCATATTTCTTCTCCTAATCAATCCCCAACTGGGCCATTATTTTCTCCATAATATCCATATTCATCAAATCCTCTTTGTCTGAGATATTTATTTGAATATATATCATTAGTTCTTGTTTCATATTCTTGCCAAGATTGATTGTAACCAGTACTGAGAAGAGATAACTCTGACTCTAACCTTGCTACTTCATCTTCTAAATATTTAATTCTTTCAATCATATTGGTTGGTGTGCCATAATTGACACCATCTTCTTCATATGTTGGTTCTGATACTGTTCTAACTTGAAGGGCCATTTTTAATAATATCCATTAGTTTATCGTTGAAATCTTCTGGTATGTATTTTTTAGAAAGAGATTCAAAATTGCTGTCAATAATTTCTAACTTAATAAGTTCTATTAGTGATTCTGCAATTTTTCTTTTTTGAGGATGGCATTGATAAAGATATATTGCAACATCCATATCAGAATTACAGCTCCAGAGTTCGTTCAAAATATGATGATATTTTGTTGGAACGTCATGTAATTTTAGGTCCATGTTTTTTTCCTCTCCAATCATATTTATTTACCTTTGATTCTGTAAAAAATATGAGAACCGATTCGAGTTATTCGATCCAACGAAGGGGCCCAATAGGGTTTTACATATGTTGCATGATAATGTGTTGCTCCTTCGGTTATTCCAACATATTCTCCATGAATATAAAAGTCTCTAGCATATTTTCTAGATTTCTCCCAAATATCAGAATTAGAAGGGGTATCTGATTTACCATCACAATACCAACTAAACTGGCAAGTTCGTTTTCCTACTTCATATCCATCATGTACAACACCACATATTGTATCTGGATACTTAGAATGATGAGCTCGATTTAAAACAACATCTGAAACAGCCATTGCATCCGCGAGAGATGAGGCATGTGTCTCAAAGTAAATGTTTAATGCCAAACACTCTATTGACTTTTCATCTTCTACGGTGTATGGACCTGATGCCAATGCACTGCTTGTAGTAAGTGCAAATAAAGAAAGAACTGCAATACTTCTAATCTTCTTTTTTACGAACGCTAACATATCCATCATCTGTAGTCTCCCATAACAATGTATCGCCTATATCCCACCCCATTTGATTTAGTAAATCAACTGGAAAGGGCAACACTAGCTCTTCTCCGTCCTGCTCGACAGTTAGAGTAAACCGATCCTTTTCATCTTCTTCTCTCATTCGCCTTAACATATACTCATGATATCTTTCTTGCTGTTCAGTCATTTTTTATTCCATTCAAAATGAATTCAAAAGAGATGAGACTTGTTTTTCTAGTTCAGCATTTTGCTGTTCTATTTCGTCTATCTCTTTTCTCAATTCTTCAATTCTCAGTTGACGTTGTTCCATAACTTCTTTTAGTTCGTCTAGGATTACCGTCAATTTATCAGTAAGCTCAGTAGCCATCTAAAACTCCTTTCAATATACTATATGATTCTATTTGTGTCAATAAGTTTCTATAATTTTATCAGCAATCCCATGTTTTATTGCTTCTTCTGGTGTCATCCATATGTCAGACTCTGGTAATAAATATTTTCTGATATAATCTTTCTTTTTTCCAGTACACTTGACATAATGTTCAACTAATTTCTCTGAAGAGATTTCAAATTGTTTTATTTTCGCATATAATTCATGTTCCTTGCCCTTTGACCCCCAGCTGTATTGATGCGACATGATGCTTGTGTTCTGTGTTAGGTATCTGTGTCCCTTCTCTCCACTCATCATTAGCAGCACACCACAGGACGCTATAGAGCCCATTCCATAGGTATAAACTGGTATTTTTGACTGTTTTATTACATCTATAAGATGAAATGCAGATGCAACCTCTCCGCCTGGCGAATTGATATATAGATGAATAATCGGAGGCCTTTTGGGTGCGGGCATCAAATTATATTCCATAATCATTTTTACTAATGGCATACAATTTTCTTGATTGAACTCCTTATCCATAAAGAGAATACCATTTTCTTTCAATACAGTGCCTGGCTGTTTTTCAAATGTCAGGTCTCTTGGCATTGGTTCTGGTGGTGGAGTTTGAGTGATTGTATTTGGAATCAAATCAATCTTTTCTTCTTCTTTTTTCTTTTTATTTGGTTTGCTCGTTTTGGCCGCCATTATCTCTAATCCTATCGCTTAGTTTTTTATCTAAATCTTTTAATTGTGTATCAATATGTACATATACTGCATCAACATCACTATCTAATTCATCAATCCAATCTTCATGTTTTGCAAAAGTTGCCTGTAGGTCGCTGATCAAACCATCATATATCCGATCAATATATTCACCCAACCTATTATCTTCTGATATTCTCATATCATCAATACTAGTTAAACTTGACAAAATATCTTCTTTCATTTTGTCAACTTCTTTTCTCAGCTGCTTCACATCATTAATAAGAGTTACTTCTTTTTCTATTTTACTCTTTGCAGTGAGTTCGGCGACTTGCCCTTCTAGTTGATCTATGGTTTGTGCCTGTTGTGCAGTCCACCACACAAAGGCACTTACCTGTAGAACAATAGCAATGACAACGCCAATGCTAAATTTACTGTTCATTTATTTCTCCTGTATCTGTCTTTCAAATTCTCTTAGTCGTTTGTAGACACTCATTAATTCAATAATGGTAGGCCATGCTTTTAGTAAATACTGCATAGAACCTTCTACTCTACCAAACGCCCGAATAATTTGTTGCATTACACCCAATGTGACTGCACCAGCAACAATAGCGGGGGCAAGAAACACATAAGCACTCAAGACATTTGCCTGTAAGTATGCAATTCTACCTATATTGAAGTATAGGTATCTTATATAGGATTTAAAATGAATGCCTCTGACACCTTCAAACAATTCTTCAATAGTTTTAGGCCTGACTGTCTCATCGTCCTCTGCAATCACCAGAATTTTACGATATGCAGCCTCTTTCTTTTGCAAGTCATATTCAACACCTACAAGTCTCAGCAACCATCCCAACCCAACGAGGAATAATGTGCCCCCAATCGACCAGACTAATGCACCTGTTACAAGTCCGTATTGCCAATCACCAAAGAAAAAGATGGGAATTCCCACACTCAATCCAAGTAAAATAGGCACAAATTGTATCAATACCATAATGGACTCAATAAAACTAGTACCAAGGCCTTCCATAATTCTACTAAACTTGATAGTATCTTCTTGCACACGTTGAGCAGCACCTTCGATAGTTCTAGCCTTATCATAGACAGAATGATACCATTCTACCATTGCGGTTCGCCATCTAAACAGATAATGTGCTGTGAAAAACGATATTGCGACTGCAATTGCAACATATATTGCTGCGAGTGTAATAAAGGACGCTAGACTGGCCCAATATTCTCCTATTGTAATGGCATTAGGTTCTGCTAATGCCCTTTGGATCATGTCGTAAAACTGTCCAAACCATTCATTAATTTTTACATCAATTTGTACTTGTACCCAAAGTGATGATAAGATTATTGCGGAACCAATCCAACTCCATAATAACCACTTTCGCTCTTTAAAAAATCTAAACATAACTTCCCTTTCATGTTATTTTGATGGTCCCTGTGTTCTATCGGGCATCGTCGCTTCCAATTCCATTCTTAATTCACCACCAGCTCCATTTGGTGGCATCATTTTCCCCCTTATCTTAAACCCAGCCTTTTGTCTTTCTTCGGCTGCCATTAATTTCTTTAGTGTTTCTCTGTCATATGGGAAAAAATATACTCTACTGCCTCTTGTTTTTTCCCAAACCCATAGATGAATTGTATCAGAACTCTTCATTTTATAATGAAGCATTTCAAATTCGCCCTGAGGCATTCCCTCTATTGGAGACCCTATATTTTCTTTAATCCAGAGGCCGGATACAGATAAAAAGAATATTGCAAAGGGCAATACTGTGAGTTTGAGGATAAAATCTACATCTGCAAGATATATTATCACTGCAATGACTAGTGATAGCAAAATTCCAGACAAAATAATTGTTGTAATCATGGGCCAGTCCCTTTCCAATTAGTGTCGTCCCAACTGGGATATTCATTTCGCGTATTGCCAGGAAAAGATGTTGGTGGAATTGCTGGTGGTAATCTAGTAGATGGAGTTATTTCAACATCTCCACCAGCATTTGCATATTTATAGTATAAAGGTATCTGTATATCAGTTCTAAGGTCGCTGATTTTACCTTTTTTGTCCATCAAAAAAGTTGCAATGGTGTGTTCTTGCCTAAATGTCAATGAAACTCTACCAGTGTAAATCACTCTATATGGATTGAGTTTTATAATTTCAACTTGTACTGGTGTTGGATATATTTCACCTTCTTGTATTTCTTTATTTGTGTTGTAATGATGTACATTTACAACATATTCGCCAGGCACAAAAGTGTTGATTGATATCGTTTCTATATTTCTAAGAATTTTTGTAGGAATTCCATCAACCATAACGAAATCATTACTGATTCCTAGATCATCTCGTTCAAGAACCATCCAGTTTGCATCTTTTCTCTTGAAACTGACTATATCATCATCTTTCGGGCCTCTTACCCACAAGTCTATGTCCATTATAGATCTGTCGGGCCATGTTAGTATTACAAGAAACTCCGATTTTGGGTCTATTTTACCCTTGTCTGCAATTGGATTGATTAGCAAAAATGCAATCAACAATAGACTAACAAAACCAACAAGAAGATTGAATAAAAGGTCAACAAAACCTAAATTTGTGCTGTATTTTCTCATCACACATTACTTTCACCATCTAACAACACCAGCTGGAATTTGAGAAGTATTGAAGATAATAATCCTGTCAAAGATGTTATCAATGCGATCCCCATACCAGAAGCAAGCGTTCCTATTATATTTTTGAGCTCTTCGGGAGAATAATCCGTTATATTGCTAAATGTTGTTGTGAGAACAATTAGAAATCCCACAAGAGTCCCTACCATACCAATAGATAATACAGCATCAGAGAAAAACCAAATTGGTTCAACTGAACTTTGTGTTACTACACGGTTTTTAAACTGTTTGATATATGATTTATAACCGACAAATAAACTACATGATAATAAAATTGTAAGTATTAGTATGCTAATTTTTGTGCCGTCTTGCACTAGAAGATAATGTGAAATTCCAATCTGTGTTTCTGCAATTCCAATTAATACGACACAGACTACAATTGTAGTCCACCATTTCCAAAATACCATTTCAATATCCTTTATGTTTTTAAGTTTATATTTCTATTTATTTCATTTTATAAGTGTGAATTATAATTTACATAAATAGCTATACTTCTTTTTGAAAGGAAAACAAATGAGAAATTTCATCTTTCTCATGGTCATGATGATGGGTTTTGTTTATCCATCGATGTCATATGCACACACAATAAATAACAATTATCATTTTAAATATGTGGAAGAAACTCCTTGGGGTCCAATGTTAGAGTTCAGAGGAAATTTTGTAAAGGGACTCAAAGACGATTTCATGCGAATGTTAACTATATATCCAAAAACTAAAATTATTTCTATGTCATCGCCCGGAGGCCTTCTTGATGAAGGATATGAGGTTGGACGCCTCTTGTCAAACTACAGAGTATCCGTATGGGTTCCTAGAGATCAGGCATGTATTTCAGCATGTGCATTGGCGTTCATTGGTGGAGATAACTATATGGTAAGTGGACTCCTAGCATTTCACGCACCTTGGCTACCAGCATATGATGGTGGAATGAAGATAATGGATATCTATTCTCAGGGACAGAATACAGGAGCAGTCCAATCATACTGGTTTGCTTTGAATGGATTTAGAGCTCAATTGTATATGACAATTACACAATATACAAATAGAGACACATTTCTAATGTTTCTAAACACCAGAGATTTAAATTATTTTCTAATGCATCCAGAAAGGACATATTCAGAGTATTTGGAGTTTAAAGATATGCCAAAAACAGTCCTTCAAGGAAATGGAGATCTATTAGAAGCAGTTATGGTGAGAAAGAGACTTGAAGTTTTAAGAAAGGCGGGAGAATTTAACTTCGATGGAAGTAATTCTAAACTCCCCTCTTATAGAGAGTTACAAAGGCTCCATCGGCCAAAGAAAGAGCAGTAATCATATCTTGAAACATCTTCGGAGACATTTCTATAAGATCATATACGTCTGTTCCGGCAATTTGATCGTTAAATTGCCGAATATAAACAACATCGTCGCCTATAATTAGTTGTACATCTTCTAACTTGCCTTGTTCGTCCAAGATAGTTGTTATGGTCGAATCAAACTCAAATTCATTGGTAATCACTCATACCATCTCCTTATACTCGACTACTCCTAAAAGTTCTTTTATGAGATCTTTGCCATAGGAAGTAAATAATACACCCAATTCCCAAACAAAATGTTCAACACACTGTTGGTGATAAAATGTTTCTTGAGATGTGATCCAACGAAGAGCTGTTTGACGATCACCCGCACCAAGATTAATAACATCTTGAATACGAGATTCAAACTCAAGAATTGCTTCTTCTTCTGCTTGTCTTTCGCGTTCAAGCTGTTCGGTTGCAGAGTTTCCATAAGAATCTGCAAGTTCCTCTAGTTCCACTAGAGACATGTTTGCATAATCTACCCAATATTTGTGTCCATATGCAGTCTTTGCAGACTCTGAAATACTACACGCAAGTTGATATTTTTCGTAGTCCTCTACAGTATAGACACCACATTCTGCCCAAAATTCTGGATCAGTGACAGTTTCACCTGCCCAGCGTCCCTCTTCTTCTGCTGCCCATGCAGCAGATTCAGCGTTTTGAGCCTCGATATGAGCAACTAAAGGGTTCATTACATTTCCTCCCACATAGAGATTTCGTTTTGAATTGAAGCTTGTTCGTCACACCAAGCCTCAAATTCCATGATTTCTGTGCGTTTTCGTGTTAACATACCACGCAGAGAATCTAATGCCATACGGCGTTCATCGCTCGCACCTTCTTCAAATGCAATGATTGCATTTTCCAAGGTTTCTGCATCTAGTAGTGTATCAATCATTGCGAATCACCTCTCTCATTACACATATAGTATTACACAACTGAAACCAAGAGTCAATAGCTGTTTTTAGATTTCTTTGAACCCAAAAGCAGAAACTTTGTATTTTGTTGTTCCAAGTAACATTTGGTCACCAACACTGGTTGAACGCAAGCCCCACTGTTTTCCATTCTCGTCTGTATGTAGAGGAGCCATGACAGTAACATCATCGTTATAATCACCATTTACTTCATCTCCAAGATATTGTTCTTTGATACTCCAAGAACCCATTACGTTATTAGTCCAACGATACGCATACTCAAGCGCCTCGTCGCCAGTTCTATTTCCAACCTCTACAAACGCTACAGTTTGTGGTACATCTTCAAAAGCGGCATGTATTACTGCTACTTGCATATTATATCTCCTATTAGTGGATTAATTCAAAACCAGTGAACCCTTCTTGAGTCCACCCACGAGCCTTCGCGTGTTCATACACGATTATTCCATATTCTTTCTCTGGCCATAGACCCTCTTTAAGGGCCCATTCCTTCATGTCAAGTTGAATCATTGTAGATAGTTCGCCTTGAGCAGTCAATGGATAGATACGGAACTCTTCATTTTCAATGAACTTTATTTCATCAGGTGTTGTGTTCATATGATTCGTCCTTTCTTCTTACAATACTAATATAAGTGCTGACAAGCACAATGTCAAGGGCCTTTGCTAATTTTTTTACTCATGTATTCCAAAAATAAGCCACAAAATCCAATTCAAGAATATTGTGGCTCCAAAGATGATTGTCATTCCATAAAATAGATATATTACTTCTAAATCAACTTTTTTCATCAATTGTCGATGTAAGTCTGTTATATGTTTATAATTTAGCATTTTCAAGTTTTGATATTCTCTCTTCTAATTCATCTATTTTCTTTGTTACATGGGGATACTTTTTTCTCCACGCATCTTCTGGTTGGTCGAACCAAGTCCATCCAAAATAATCACGAATTGCATCTAAATATTCATCAAATTTACCATATAGATAAATTCCAGCATGTGTTGAACGAAAATATGCAAGAAATGCAGCACCAAACAATGCTCCGGCAATACCTGTATAAATCCACAATCTATCTGTGGCCATTCTTTCAAGCATTTCCCACATATTCTATTCCTCTTTTTCTAGTTTTTCAGTATATCTTATATAATACTTTATATCGTGGTCGTAAATTCCATCAAAAGGAACTTTCTTTTTAAGGGCCATAATTCTTCCTCTCCATTGATCTTTCATTCTCTGCCACAAACTCATTTTTCTAATATTTCCATGATAGTTGATATATTTCAGTTCTCCATGATGTCTATAGCATAAAAATGATGGTGGAACACTAGGAACAATATCATTGTTGTTGACATATCTAACATGTTCACAGGAGATAGATTTTACATATTTATTCCATCCAACTCTAGGAGATCCAAATGTACAGAGATAATCAACGTCTTGTATCAATCCTGCTGCGATAGTAGCCATTGCGCCACCCAAAGAATGTCCTGTAAAATATAATTGTTTTTTATGACGCATCTGATCGATAGTAATTTGTACTCTATCTAAAACTTTTTGAACTTCACCATTAAAACCTTTATGTACTCTGCCGTTTTTTTCTTTCTGGGGCCATGCTCTCAAATCTGCTTTTAGGTCATTCCATTCTTTGCCCATTTCTGTTCCCCGAAAACAAATAATTAGATAATTTTGATTCCAAACAGCATAACATTGAGCTCCATCCCAATCAATATATTTTACTCTTGGAAACCCAAGTTTTTGATATCTTTCTTCAGCAGCCTTTGGTGGTAGGTACGCAATTGCAGACATTTTGGCAAGTAAAGCATCTAATTTTTTTCTTTCCATTAATTTTTCCCTTCGTAGATTCGGTTATGAGTATCTTGACACATAACAAAGGTTGTACACTTACTTAGTCTTTTTAGCTTTGACGCTCCAACATAAGTACAAGTGCTCCTAATACCACCCAAAATATTTTGAACAGTCATTTCTACGGGGCCCTGATATGGAACCATTACTTCTCTACCTTCTGATGAACGATAGTTCTTTAATCCACCAGAATGCTTTCTATTTGCAGTCTCTGAACTCATTCCATAAAAATGCACAAATTGTTTGGAATAAATCGATTTCTTGGTTGGTGTAGTAAAATCATTCTTAGTGGCATAAACCAATACCTCATCTGTCTCATACCATTTTTCAATGATTTCACCACCCCCTTCATTATGGCCGGCAAACATTCCGCCTAACATAACAAAATCTGCGCCACCAGCAAATGCTTTGGCTATGTCGCCAGGAGTTGTGCAACCACCATCAGCAATAATATGCCCACCAAGCCCATGAGCAGCATCCGCACACTCAATGACTGCGGATAATTGAGGATAACCAACACCAGTTTGTATACGGGTCGTACAAACTGAACCAGGCCCGATCCCAACTTTGACAATATCTGCTCCATTTAGTATTAACTCCTGTGTTTGATCTGCTGTAACTACATTACCGGCAATAATTACTAATTCTGGAAATGTGCTTCTCAGTTCTGATATGAAATTGACAAATCTCTCTGTGTATCCATTTGCCACATCCACGCAGACATATGATATTTTATTATCTGTCATTTCATAAACTTTGCGAAACTTATTCAAATCTTCTTCCACAATGCCCATAGAATATGCTGTATGTGTAGGACGCCATGGATAGTTTGGATTATCAAAGAAATCCACCAACTCTGGAACTTTATAATTTTTCTTTAAACAAGTAAACAATCCTAATTTACCCAAAACATCTGCCATCTTGAATGTTCCAACACCATCCATATTAGCAGCCATGATAGGAATGCCTTCATAATGATAATCTTTATGTGCTGGATATCCATGTGGAAGTTCAGACGAAGTATATGTTGGTCTGTAGTTTCTAAATATGAACCTTCGTGTGAGATCAACTTCTTTACGACTTGTCAAAGCACTTCTTTTTGGTCGAATAAGGACACTACTGTAATCAAGTTTTAACTCTGGTTCAATTCTCATTATACATCCAACTCAAACTGAATGTTAGATATGGCCTCTTCGATCCAATCCCACTGTAAGTTATTCATCTGTTCCCATGAGGCTTCCCAATCGTCTGGCTGTTCTTCGCCCTTTTCATCTTCATCCCAATAAAATTCCAAGTCATATTCTTCAAAATCATCTGACTCAAGACGAATATCTTCAAAACATTCTCCACCAAAATACACAGAAGAACCAAAAAAGTTTGGCATTTCATCTTCATACGAAACTGTGAAGATTGCATTTTTATCCACCTCATATGCCTCTTCTGCAATTCTTTCATAGAGATATTCTGGAATATCCCAGGCAGAACATGTAGATAACATTTCATCATCGGCATCTTGAATGTTACACCATTTTGCACCAATATTGTCAATATACCAACCTCTGGTGCTTGTAAATTCTTCATCTATATCTGTCCAAAACATTTCATGAATTGGTTTGTAAAAATCATATTCAGAGGGCCTCTCATCTTCTGGATATGTCATTTTACTTACTAAGTCTTTCCACCATTGCTTTACTTCATCATTTCCTTGATGTAAAGTTAATGTTGCATATACGTTATTTGCCATTTTAATCTCCTATAACTTCTTCTTCAAATTCACTTTCATCGGGATTGATAATAATTTTTACGGTATCTCCATCAATGGACAAAAATACTGTTTTTATATCTGGCCATTGTTGTATTGATTCTTCATCAATCACTTCCAGTTTCTTAAAATTTCCCAATCTAACCATCGATCAAATCACTCCACTTTTTTAGTTTATCTCTCTTTATCTCTGACCTCTCAGCAATTTCTTTATGTGTCACAATTCCATGATCTATCATCAGTTCAATCATACACTGAACATCACCAATCTCTTCTATTAGAGTTTTTCGTTTCTCTTCCCAGATTTCTTCTCTATATCTGAATTTTCGAATAATTTTACTACAAGCCTGTGTCAGTTCTCCACATTCTTCCATAGTGATAGTCATTAGTTGTTGTAATTTGTTTAATGGTTTTCCCATAAATAAATCCTTTCAAATAATAATATTTTCACTATATACTATTTCAAGTCGCCTGTCAATAACTATTATAAATAAAAGACAGAATATGGAACCAATAAATGGCAACTAATTTAACTGAATATGTAAATCCTCAAAACTTCTCAACTGTCTGGATATATCACACCCCAGATTCAGATCTTGACGGAGATCAGAATCCCGAAGTTCCTTCGAATCTTCAGACACTATCATTTGTCAAAGGGACTTGGACTCTAGTAATAGATGGAGTGGTTAAAGTACAAAACGTAGCATTCAATGGAGCTCCAGAATTTTCTCAGCTCGATGGTTCAAAGTTTGTATTGGGGGATTTAATAGAAGATGAAATTTATACAAAAGTAACAACAACAGCAGTCACAGTAGACAAAGATATTCCAGCACAAATCTTTGACGCGCAAATTGTAGGTAGTGGAAGAAATCCAACAACAGCATGGGTCGAAGGAAATGCAGACGGAAGCTTTTCGGCGGCAGGGGATATTTGGAGCACTTTAACTGATGGTGAAACTTGGGGGATTATATACGATAATACAATATTAACTTCAAATAATACCGCATTAACATATGATGGATATTATGATGGAGCTGTGGATAAACCATATTTTGAAGCTGCGGATGGCACACTATACATTAGATGGCAATCCTCATATTCTCAAGGCGGAGCAACTGCATATAAAGTTAAAAAAATAATTCCAGCTAGAGTTGAAACTGTTATTGAAAATCAGACAACTAATGAAGAAAGTAGATATAAATTTTATAATGTAGAAGGAATTATTCCTTCAGAAGTAAATAATTTCCGAGCAAGAGCAGTAGTTGTTCTCCCGCATCACATATCTCAAAGAACTGTTGCAAAACGTCAAGGAAATTATTCTGGGCCTGCTCTGATTTTAGACACAAGCCACATGAGAGTTGTTTTGAACATGTCTCAGGCACTATTAGAAATCGAAGATTTGAAAGAAAATTATGGAATCGAAGCAAGGGCTCATCCAGTTGAATTACAAATAGGAGCAGAATTCGTGCAAATCTCAAGCAATCAAGTTGTAGATCTTAATACTTTTGGAGCAGATCAAAATCATATTTTACAATATGACTCCATTACAGAAAGATATGAAACTAAAATTCCCAACACTTCTACTATTGTAGAGGGTACAAATTTATATTATACAGATGGAAGAGTGCAAAATGTGGTTCGAAGCCAACTGACTACAGATGATGTAAAAGAAGGTGACAATAATCTTTATCTAAATGGAGCGGGAACAACTGACGATTTAACGGAAGGAACGGTTAAACTTTATCTAAATGGAGCGGGAACAACTGACGATTTAACTGAGGGATCGACTAATCTTTACTATACAGCCGCAAGAGCAGATTCGCGTATTACAGCAATACTACAAGATGATGATACTTTTGCTGCTGCAAGTGCAACAAATATTGCTAGCAGTGAAAGCATTAAGGCATATGTAGATACTGCAATTTCAAATCTTGTAGATTCTGCTCCAGACGCTCTCAATACACTAAATGAACTAGCTGCAGCAATTAATGATGACGCAGCTGTTTATGACACCATAATTGAGAGAATTACCACGCTCGAGACTGACTTATCAACAACAATTGATAATCTTACTATTACAACATACGGAGATACCGCACCAACCGATCCACAACCGGGCGAACTTTGGTTTGATACTGCAACTGCCGGCGAATTGTTAATGTGGGATGGGTTTAGTTGGATACAATTAACTGGAGTTGTTGGTAGTCCAGCATCAGGCGGGGGTGGTGGTTCTACTGACTTGTCGGGATATGTAACAACCACTGCATTAAATACTGCAATCCAAGACATGGTAGAATTTTCAGATTTATCTGTTGTAACTGCAACTGCTTCTGGTGGCGGTGCATTAGCGTATAGTGCTACAACTGGCCAATTTACATTCACTCCAGCGGTTGGGCCAGACTTAACTGGATATGCAACTGAAACATATGTCGATGATGCAATTTTAGAGATTACTGGAGCAACAGAAATTCCAGATGATATTAATGATTTGACGGATGTTGATGGAATTATTCCAACTTCTCTTACAGATTTAGGCATCACAGATGGAACTAATGGTCAAGTTTTATCAACTGATGGAAGCGGAACATTTAGTTTTATTGACACTGCTACTTCTCTTAC